CCTTGGAAAAGTAAACATAGAATTCCTCCTGTTTACCATTTAATTCCTGATTACGATAGATAGGTTTATTGGGAATCAATGCAGGGCCTAACAACACACGTTTTTCCGAATCCATTGTTTTGAACTCGAATTTTTGTTTGTTTAGGGCAATAAAATTGGATTCAATCGCAGGTGCTTCCACGATGGAAATTGCCTCAATGCCTGTGGCTAATTGTTGCTCATCCAATACTAATTCAACGATTCTCATTTTTTATCAAACGTATTATTTACCCAATGTTGCATTTTGGCTTATATGCCTATCCAATGATTGTTGTGATGTCATATCCTGACCAACGGCATAGGCCTTTATCGGTTTACGCATTACCCCACCAAATGCTTGTGCCAATTGTGCATTGTTGCCTATCTGTCCGCCAACGATTCCCACACTTGGGGCAAATGATGGAGTGGGTACGGATGCAGATGCATCACCACCACCGCCACCACCAAACTCGGATGGTGGATCGGGTAATTTAGTCATAGTAATTTGTCGAACCTGTGCCAACCCCGATGCAATAACTCCAGCGGCTAATATAGGGCCTATCGTTCCACCCTCGGCAATTGCCTTGGATGCACCTACATAAGTATTTATAATTGCCTGTCCAACTGCCAATGATTTACCCCACTTTGATTCAGCACCAACCAAATCAATTACACCTCCCAATGCTTGTGATACTGCATCTAACGTTTGTGCCTCTGCTTTCTTTTTATTTGCCGCAGTTTGATTATCGGATTCTTGTTTAAATTTATTACTTGCTTTGTAATTTGCTAATAATTGTGCCTCTAATGCCGTGGTGTCTTTACCTGCATCCTTTGCCGCTTGAATTTGATTTTGTATTCTATCTGCCTCTAACTTAAATAACTCCTCTTGCAACTTTTTCTCATCCGAAATCGTGCGTTCAATCTCCAATTGTTTCTTTTGGAATTGTAAATCAATAAACGCTTGTTCATCGGATGCGGCTTTTTCTTGAAATGCCTTTAATTCAGTTTGGCGTTTGGTTTCTCCATCAATAGCAATCTGTGTTAATTTCTGTTGATGTTGAATGTCCAATTGCTCAATCATTTTATCCTTTTCCTTTTTCGTAAACTCGGAACGCTGAACCTCACGTTTGGCATTTTGTAAATCAAATTCCGCTTGTTTGATTGCTCTTTTCTCTTCCGATGCGATGGAGGCTAAAATATTTTGTTGCTCTAATGCACGTATTTTATCCAATGCATCTATTCGGGCTTTGGCATATTCCTTTGCTTTGTCCGCCTTTTCTTTTGCCGATGCCTTTTCCTCCGCATCCAATTTCTTTTGCTCACGATTGAATAACCTACGCTTTGCCGCTAATTCGGTTTCTGCATTTGCCACAGCAATCGTTGCCTCACTTATTGCCTTTTTGCTTTCCTCGGTTTGCCCATTTAATTTTTGGTCTAATCGGGCAGCGTCTAATCTATCCTTTGCAAACTTTAATTCTTTGGCTGCTAAATCGGTTTCAGAATCCCCAACTTGCTTTAATGCCTTTCTGCGTTCTTGCAATGTAGCATTGGTATCGGATAGTAATTCTCTTGCCTCGGCTAATGTTTTATTTTGTTGAGCTCTTGATTCCGCTAATTGTAATTCAACATCATCTAAATCTTGTTGAATTTTAGCAAGGTTTGCACCCTGTTCCGCAGCATCACTAAATAATGATGTTACCAATTCCAATCCTTTAGCAAGTCCACCAACTAATGTTGCGGCAAGTTTGGACACCGCTTGTATCAATGGATTAATTACCGCACTAAATGCCGATGTAAGTTGTTCCAATGAATCCATCCCCTCATCCGTCTGCTTTAATGCAGAACGTAAGGTCATAAATATTCCAACTAATCCCGTTAGCACCGCACCTAATGGGTTAGTAACTAATGCCATCATTGATTTACCTAAACCACCTAATGAACTTGCCACATTGCCAATAGGGCCTGGCATTGATTCAAACTTCTCCGATAAATTTCCTAATTTATCCGATGATTTTTCTACGGCTTGTTTTGTGGCTTTGCCTAAATTATTAATTGCATTGGTAGCCGTATCAACGCCACCAGTATCAACTTTTATCGCATATTTTATATCTTCCGCCATGAGTAGTATTCCCTTTTAATTACTTTCCAAAATTGTTTGTATGATGTGATGTATTGATTTCCACCTTTGGCAAGGTCTACCGATTTAGATACCCCATGCCATTCTTGACTTATTGCCAATTGTATAATTAAATTTATCATTGTAGCTCTACTATTAAACGCACATTATGAATAGTGATGGAGTGAGATTCATTATCTTCATTCCAAAATGCAACTTGAACCTTTTGTTCCGCACCTAAATTTAACATGGTTGTTATTGTTACCGAACCATTGGTTTTGTCTAATGATGTGTATGCCAATGTACGAACACCATCAACAAAAATGGCAAATCCATCGTGTTTGTTTGCTGTTTTATCAACCGATACAATTGCCGTTAACCTGAATTGCCCCCCGTATTCGTCATAAATCCAACTATTTACCAACGAACACACCATACGTTCTTGCCCCATCAATTCATATCCCTCAAATCCAATAAATACAGGATCATCCCCAATGGTTGCCGTTGCAACGGGTGTATCATTGTAGGCAGTCATTACGGTACGCCTGAACCTATTGAACAATTGGTTGGTAATCACTTTCATACCACCCACGTTTTGGTCATTGTAGGTTGTCTGTTGTGGTATTCCTGTATAGTTTAATGCATCCCATGGGCGTGAATTTGTCAATTGTCTCCCTACAATGCCATTGCCGATTAATGTTGCCCCACGGCTTGGGTCGGTTGTGCCATCAGTCCATTCCGCGGTATTCCCATCGGAATCCAATGTGATGGTGGTAACATCATTGTAGGTTATAAATTCAATTACGGCACGTTCGTTTAAAATATCATAATCAATTTTCTGTATCTTATAATAATTCCCTGATATATCGATAGTGTCATTTAATGATAAATTTAACCACTCCCCCACAGGAATCACCGCATCCATTGTAACGATACGGGATTTTGTAGAGTAATAACGTGATAGGTAATTTTCGTAATACAATTTAAACAATGTATTCAATGCCATATCACCTGCCAACACGTTTTCAAGGCCATACGCCAACGAATAGCTTGTTTTGGCTACTGGGCTACCTGAATAAGGTGAAACAATGGCTAAATCATAATATTGTGTTCCATTAAAATAATAAGGGAAAAATACTTGGTTATACCCTGCATAGAAAAACATCGTTAATGGTTGTTGAACGGGTTTATTATCCTTATCCAACATTACAGGAATCTGTAAATCGGTTAATCCAATTACATTCCCCACATCGTTAATCTCTCGCATAACCGATGGCACGGATATATTAAAAATTGTTTCGATGGTAAATTCCTCACGGGCAAAGTCAACTTGTGGGCTAAAATCTATCATCCCAAATTTTCTGTTATACTTTGATATAATTTCCTGATTTGCCAAATCCAACCCCTCGGCATGGCTCATCATGATTGCCTTTGGTATATCCATCTTTTGATGGGATATTTCTTTTGTATCGATGTATTTTGTCCAATCCTTGGTTACCGCATTGGCGTACCAATCCTCAATATTGTGAAGCTCAAATGTGGTAGCATCAACAGGAACTAATATTGAATTTGTCATTTGCATGAATGACCTAATAAAATCAACAATTTTAGTTGTAGGCATTATCCATTTTAAATTCAATAACGAATCGGCAATACCATATGGAACTTGTGTAATTTTAAATTTGGCACTCGTAATGGTTGCCCCCCATAAATTGGCATATCCAATCGTTACTTGATCACCCTGATTTAAAGTCAATGTGGTTGTTTTAGTATATGTTTGAACCAATGTATAACCAATACGTTCAACAGGATTTCCATTAACTAAAATTGCCGTGGCAAACACATTTACATAACCTGCGGTTGGTGGTGTAGGCAATGCCCCAATAACCCATTCTAATTCAATAGTATATTCCCCATTGTAGGGTACTTGATAAATATGTGTAGAGGTACTATATAGATTTAAAGGGTCTGATACCTCCGTGTTATATGGGTAAACCAAATACCCACCATTCCCAGTTACTGCGGTTTGTGCGGCTATTGTAAAACTGCCTCTTGTAACTTCAATTTTGGCTTGTTCATTGGTGTAATTCTGTACAGGCCCTGCAACACCCATCGGTGCAACATACCAATCATCAAATTCGGGTCGGTCTAATAAACTTCCGTTTAATGTGTACCCTGCATTGGCAAAACACAACTCCAACATTTTACGAATACGAATAATAGGCCGTAAATCATTAATTTGAATACCACCTACATCATCACTACCAATATTATTTTTAATCTGAAATTGACTGCTATATGTGTACCCAACGTGCCAATCAATTATTGGATAAATTATATCCCCATTTAAAAATGTCTGTTGCCAACTATTAGTGATATTGGTTGCACTTACACTATGTTCTAATTCACTCCAATCAACATCAATCAACGTATCTTCCCCGAATAGGGCAAATGCGTTTTTTGCCTGTCCATAAAATATAATATCGTATTGCCGTGCAAGTCCATTGGCATACTTTACCCCACTTAATTCCACGCATCCAACAAATACAGGCAACCCATGAATAAATATCGTTGCATCCAATTTCAGGTATGCGTTCCAATTGCCTAATACAATATTCTCCTCAAAGTAGTTGGAAAATACCTCATCATTGGTTGGTGAACTTGGGATGGTAAATTGTTGTGTAAAATCTGTCCGTGCCTGTGATAGGTCGCTTACATCCTTAACTTGCCGTGTTAACTTTACAACCTCATCTTGGAATAAATCAATTGGTTGACCTGCAATGGTCATTGAAAACCTTACATTCATTACCTTACGATTTTATTGATTAATGGTTGGTTGTATTCTATCGTTAACGTGTACTGAATCAATTTATCGTTTATTCTCGTTAACCGATTAAATGTTGAATCCACTATCCGTGCCGAATACGAAATATTATTCTCATCAATCAATAAATTATCCGATGCGAATAGTTGCTGAATAATATCATTGTAAGCTTCGGGGATGTAGTCGGTATTTACCACCATTGTTGTGGTTGCATTGGTTAGGAAATTTTGTGTTTGATGAACCCCATATGTCCACGCATTAGCCATATTCTGTGTTAAGAATATTGGTTTTTGGTACGTTTCACGCTCATAATTGAATACCTTTTTTGATAGGGCATTAAATACCATTGTATCATACACCCCATAATTATTGAGGTAATGAATAGTTACACTTCCGTATTTATTTTGACACTGATAATCTATGTTATACACCTGTGTACCACCTGAATATGCAAAAGTTATGGTGGTGTCGGAGGATACTCCTGCGGCTGCCAATAATTGCACAACGTCAATCCCCTGTATATAATTGGAGGATGATGTAACTGCTACGGGTGTAACCGATGTACTGCCAATGGTTATGGAGGTAATTAGATTGGCATCATACCACACATAATAACTTGGTGTTTGTGCCGTGATGTAAAATGTGGTTTTGTCTGTGAATACCCGTTGCGTTCCATAACTATGGTTAAACCCATCAAAGGTGTATGACCAACCATTTGTTGCCAATTTGATGTTGGAAGAAACGTACGAACCTGAACCCGTTGCCCATACTCCTTTTGCCTTTACCCCAAAATAACAAGCTCCGCCCGTTACGTTTGGTTTATACGTTCCAACATCCAAGAAATCCTCGGTTAACGCTTGGTTAACTAATTTATGAATGTCAATCCACGCACGATTATTTGCAAAAGAATCGGCATCTCTTGTAATCGAATAATTTGGAGTTGCTGGAAACGATGCAGAACCATTCCAAACATAAACATCAAATAGGTAGTAAAATCCTGTTTTTGTATAATCCGTGTCATAAACTTGGTATATTATCGGGGACATTGCCCCCATATTGCCTTGTGGTTGTACTTCAAATGTTAGCGACATAATTTTGAATATCTTTTTTTACTGCCTCGGTTAAGGCATTTTTAAATTTAAAATTCGTGGATACCGTTGCCTTTTTAATAAAATCAAAAGGTTCTATCCCAAAGTGTTTGATTTTTCTATTCATCATAAATCCCATTGCCTTTTTATTGGCACGGGTATTTTTTAGGAATTGTCCTGATTCGGAATCTCTTGGTCTTAACCGTTTGTTCATTATCCACTCATCCATTGCACGGGGTGGAATACCTTTACCACCTCTAAACTTCCCCCAAGGTTGCCGACCTCTACGAATTGCCTCACCATACCAATCCATTGTTATACCAAATTCCATCCCATCCACAAATGGTTTGATTGAACGCACCAAGTTACCCGATGCAACATAATTTTTTTTAACCTTTTGTTTGGTTACGTTTACAGGCTGCCAATCACTACCAACCTTTTTCCACTTGGCACGAATCGCAGTACGGGTGTGTTTGGCCTCTAATTCCAATCGTGCCTGTGAGGCATAGAAATTAGCCATCTGTTGTGCAACCTGCTCGGTATTGGTGTATTTAATTGCCATTAGTAACAAGTCCCATCAGTTACCCAAGGGTTCTGTAATTCAATTGTAATAGATACATTGTATCCAGTTAATACATCTTGTCCACCCTCGGTGAATGGGGTGAATGCAATCGGTCTAATCCATTGTATTTGGCTGAAATATTCCTTTTCCTTGGCATACACCAAACGTGAAAATTCAACGTACAGATTTTGCAATATATGGGCATAGTTTTGATTCTCGGTATAACCTATATCACTATATACATCCACCAAATCTTGTTGCTCGTTTTCACCTTTTAAATAGTTGGTAATATCGGCAATCAGGATATTAAAATTAAATTGCTCGGTTACATCGGTTAGGGATGCGGTTTGCATTGTAACGTGCAACAATGGATATACGGTGATAGCTTTTAACGAATGTTCATCCAATGTGCCGTGGCTATAATTCCATCCTAATTCATCGGCTATTTCCTTGAATATTTGGAATGCAGTTCCTATATGGTTATTGTTCATCGGTTTTTGTTAAATGATTTTTGGATTGCTTGTTTTTCCAAGTCCGCCATGTCGCTTTTGTAACAACCCCAAAGGAGGGTTTTTGAAATGGGGTATTTTGTAACAATGTCAACTCTTGTAATATCTCCTTCACATAACCAGTGGACAAAGCTAAACCATCCCCACTTTTGTTGAATACCGTATTCGGAATCTGTACCCTCGGATTCGTTTCCAAGAACTTCAGGATAGAGTTGAGTAAGTCGGCTCCGATAGTCCAAAAAAAAACCATCGCACCATAGGCAACCCCTGATGGTATCATTTTAAATTCCTCATTTATCTTGCCATTGTACGGCTCAATATCGTATCTACCACCCTGCCCCTCAATTGTAATAGGTCTGTATAGCACCGATAATGTCTTGTACATATCCCCTGCCTTGTTGTAATTTTCTATGTCGATAAATTCCCCTGTGGTTAAATCATCCATATTGGGTACAAACCCGTATTTAATTCCGTTCAATTCAAACTTGGATTCAAACTTTGGCTTTTCGGATAATGCCTTAACTAAAATGGCTGCAACTTTATTCAGTACATCCATAGGCATTGCCTTTACTTCCTTAATACTGATGTTACAGAAAATTGAAACGGCCTGAATTGTCTTATCAAACTCATCCAAATCCTTTGGCAGTTGCTCGTATTCTTGCATACGAACCAATGGGATGTCATTTAAACAGGATGGTACTGATAGGGTTTGTGTGGTCATCATATTATTAACGATTGAAATTGTAATTGTTAGCGAACATCGTATTGTCCGTAATTCTTTTTAAGTCCGATTGATTCCATTTCGTGATACCTCCACGCATCTATGGCATGATCAACACCAATGGGTATAGGTAATTGTTTACCATCTTTGCCTTTGTCCCAGCAATACCCTCTTAATTCTTTTATTAAGTTGGTTGAATCCTTTGTAATTAAATATTCCTGTGATTGCATAACCTGTATTCCATAGTTGATTGAATCCTTGCCCTTGGTAACGGGTTTAATGGATATTCCAAATCTGCGTATTTCCTCAATGGATTTAGGTTCGGCACTATCTGCATATATCGGAACTCCTTTGGGTAATATCTTGGCAATATCCGTGTTTAACATCCCTGTTCTGTAACAAAGCTCATTAACAATACGTTGGTTGTTGTATTGGTATATCTCTACAATTGCCGTGGGGTCAACTGAATAACCAAAGTCCAAACCACACCCAATTAATCGTGCCTCCTTTGGGATGGTATCAATCGTTTTGTAGTTGCTAAATATAACACCCTCTAAATTACCGATTTGCCCTAATCCGTAAACTGCCCACCAGTTACGCCAATACTCACTTGTTTCGGCTTTATCACGGGCTTTCTCAATTTCCCGAACCAATGATTCATCCAATGCCTCATTATCCTTGTATGTTAATACAATCATTTCGGAATCTGTATCCCCAATCAATTCCGTATCCACCCAAAATTCTGTTACTGGGTTATAATCCAAATAAATAAACTTTCGTGTACGGATTGCCATTTGGTAATATGATTCCCATTCTATGTTGTTGCACTCATTGACAAATAACACATCACGCCTTGCACCCCGTAACTTGTCGGGTTGGTCGGCACTAAAAAACTCAATAAACGATTCATTGCTAAATGTATAGGTAAGGGATGATTTATTCCATTGGGAATCCCTAAACATTCCAACCATCTGCATAATTTTAAGAAAATCACGGATAGCACCACGCCTTAAATGTGGTATTGATTCCGCTACAATGCTTATCTCTTGCCTTGGATTCTGTACGGCATAGGTAATAAGCATAGGAATAATTGAAAAGGTCTTTGAACTGTCACCCCCACCACCGAAGTAATGGGGGTTAAACCGAGGAAGATGTACCACCGCGAACGATGCGAACTCTCTTCCTCAATTTAGCAATTTTTCTTTGAGCAGTCGTTTCTTTAAGCATATTTTACTTTAATCCATTTAATTTCGGAGGTAATGGAATTTCGCCTTCACGAATTATTCTGCTTGGTGGAGGTGGAGGTGGTGTCTTTATCTTTTTTTTATTCATATTGTTGATGTCAACGAGATGATTCTAATAATTCAAATTCTGCTTTTGCAATATCTTCAAACAATATAACAATATGATAAGCATAACTTACATCTTTAAAAAGATTTTTTATAAGTTTATGTGAATCACTATCACAACATAGTTTTTCAGGGTATCTAACAATTAAAATTGGTTTTCTTTTTCTAAATATCATAGTTTTTGTTAATTTTATATTTGTGCTTTAATTAATCTATCCAAATACCATTGGGCTTTCTTTAAATCCTCAACTCCATTTTTTTTGTCATAACGCCATGTATATTTCATCACGTTACCCCTAAGATATCCAATGTATTGTTCGTGGGACATGGATGCCTTTATCGCATCAATACACTCAATATCCGATTTATAATGATTCGGGTTTATCTTGTCCATCTACATCCAGATTAATGCCGTTAAATATGGGTTGCTCTTGTACTTGCTCAATGGTTTGTTTCGGCAATCCATATCCAGAATCCATCAATTGTTTATAGGCGTTTACATCGCCTCCACGGGCTTTTTTTATCAATGCCAATGTCATGATATCTTCTTGGGTTAATCGTTCCAATTCGCCAGTAATTGGGTTTTTGGAATCCTGCATCGCCTCTAACCACTTACGGGCTATTGTACTACGGTTCTTGCTGCCCTTGGGTCTGCCGTTTGGGTTTCGTACCTCACCAAGTTGTGCAGGTGGAATTAAGTTTTGTTCGTTTGCCATATTTGTCGAATTATTCTCGAATTACAATTTATTGATTTCTTCTTTGACTTGATTCCAAAAATATAATTCGCCATTGCTCAATAGGAATGTTGAATTACTTAATAGTTCATCAACCATAATTAACGCACATTCTTTAGCTTGATTATAGGCTTTATATTCTTTTGCTAATCCAATAGGTTGATTTATCCAAGCTTCATTTGGTGTTGTTTGGTAAAATTTTTCAACCAATTTGTTTGCTTTTTGTTGTGGTGTCATAGTTTTGATTAATTGATTAATTTTTTAACAAAATATTCTAATGTACTTTGATTTGTGTAATCATATCCATTTGCACCCATCGGAATAACATTAGGGCATGGTTGGTATGATTCCAATAATCTTGGTACTTTCAATTGCTCTGCGATTGCATAGGTAGAGGATTGATTTCCGATAAATAGTTTACAGGATTTAACCAGCATTGCCATTTGTAGTGCATCATCAATCAATATTCGTTTTGGTTGCCAATGGTTACGAGCTACAAATTCATCATATTCCTGATCTAACCCCACGAATATCACATTGTAATTTTGGAGGAACGAATAATTCATGTGCCTATTTCTATACCGACTACTAAAATTAATTACAATGGAATCATTGAATTGTGGGAATGTCTGTTCAACAAATAATGCAGGTTGTGTTAAATCTGTTGCAAGTTCGGGATACACTTGGAAATGTGAACGCCTCAAATCACCACACGCTAAATTTAAACCGATGTTCCTGAATTGGTCAAAATTATAATCTACAATCCTTGAATCATGGATTGATACTTCCGAAATGTAGGGTTGTGCCTTTAACAATGGTTTAATGTAAGCATACATCTCACTATTCATGCAATACCTACCACTTGGGTGGTTTGGAACACCATTGGATAATTTAAAGCCAACGTAAAAATGCACAGGTTCACCGATTGCCTGAACTGCAGATAGGCAATATATTAAATCCCCAAGGTGTCCCGATTGTAATACTGTTTTCAATTTCATAGGTTGTTCATCATCGGCAATGGTTGCCTTTTCAATCTGTAACCGCTTTAATTCGTTGTTCATTTACTTGGTATAAATTGTGGTGTTCTTTACAATACTGGTAATTGGCTTCACCTAACTCCTTTAATAACGCTTTATCCGACAAATATTTATCCAATATACTCCAATCGTTATTCTCTACAAAAATCACGCCTTTGTTTTCTCGGTGGTTGGTGTATGGTTCAACGGCACTCACAAAGATGGGTAACCGATATGCCGCAGCTTCAATAATCTTCAATTCGGATTTATACTTATTGAACGATGTCTTTTCCAATGGTGCTATAACGGCATCCATAAATGCGTAATACTTACCATAGTTTAATACATTCACCCCCTCACCGATATAGAACCAATTAGGGCGTTCCTTTTCGCCCGTGATGTAGTATTCCATCATCTGCGATATTCGTTCCATTGGTGCATACCCAGCAAGTAAAAAATTACATTGGTTGCGTTTTAAAATTGGTGCTAATTGATTCTCTAATAGCTTCACATCATACAGGTGGGATGATCCTGTAACATATCCAATGGTGAATGGGTGGGCTGCCTTGGCGTTCCATTGGGGTTCTTCCAAATCCAATGCATTGGGGCAAACATAAACATTGGGATTCAATTCCCTTGTTTTTTCTGCCAATTGCGTAGTAGTAACAATTAACGCATCGGCTGCCTTAATACAGGATATTACCCCATCCTTTGCCTTTTTTTTGTATGAGGAATAGGCAGGGTTATGTTTTGGGATAATCCAATGGTCATCATTATCAACAATGAATTTGACACCGTACTTTTTACAATCCGATATAATTTTGGTATTGAATCGCAGATAACGTGATATTACAATAGCATCGTATTCCTGAACCTTTACCGCCTCTATTTCGGGCTTGGTGATGGCAAATGTTACATCCAATTGTTGATGGAATCGAATCATTGCCCATGGCATTGCTAATCGATGGTAGGTAACGGCACTCATGCCATCCATTATGACTAATACTTTACTCATGGGGAGTTATTGGAATGTACATCCACCATTCAATGTTCTGTATGTGTTCCTCTGTATGGTAATCAAACCAATCATCCCCATCATAATATGCAATGTATTTATTATCGTGAATGGTGGATACCAATACAGGAATCCCCTCCGATGGTAATTGTGTTGTAACGTGTCTATATGCTTTGCTCATAAGGTTGTCCATTTCTTTTTATTACAATAGTCGGGTCAAGTTTCTTCATTCGGTCAATTATCACTTGGCAATATTTCGGGTCAAGTTCCATGCCGTAACATTTGCGTTTAAGTTGGTGTGATGCAACCATTGTTGAGCCTGAACCTAAAAATACATCCAATACAACATCCCCTTGCTTTGATGAGTTCTCTAATGGTTTACTGCACAAAGGTATTGGTTTCATTGTTGGATGCTCATCGGAACGACTTGGTCTTTCTATATCCCAAACGGTTGTCTGCTTTCTATCTCCATACCATTTATGTGATGCTCCATCAAGCCATCCGTAAATACACGGTTCATGTTTCCAATGATAATCAGACCTTCCAAAAGTTGAATTATTTTTATTCCAAACTATGTATGATTTAAATAAAAAACCAGCATTTAAAAATTGTTGTATAAAATTATGGGTTTCTGATGATGCATGCCAAACATATATTGCACCGCCTTTCTTTAGTGCAGTGCTAATTGTTGTATAAACATCGTATAAGAATTTAGGAAAGTCATCTAATTTATCATTTGCGATTTTTTCTCTTTTTTTACTTCCACCTTCATAATCAATATTATACGGAGGGTCCGTGTGACACATATCTGCAAGTTCCCCATTCATCAACCTTGCAACCGCATCACTATCCGTACTATCCCCACACAACAAACGATGCTCACCTATCTCAAATAAATCCCCCAACACAATATCGGTTTCAATTTGCTCTGGCATTTCATAGTCATCCTCTACGGCATCGACCTCCAATGCCTCATCCTCAAAATCCAAAGGCAAATCCAATCCCCAATGGGCTAACTCTTCCACATCCCAATCGTTTGCCAATGCATCCCAATCATGCTCACCAAACCCAACATTATCTTTGATGGTAATGGCTTTCAATTTATCGATGGGCGTATCTTGGGGCAATATCTTACATGGTACTTCCTTAATACCCAATTCCAAACACGCATTTAAACGCATATTCCCAGCAATAACTACCAACTCCCCATTGTAATCCACGGCAATAACCTCACGTAATTCAAGCATCTCGGGGTCTTCCTTGATGGATTGTTTTAATTGTACAAATTTGTGGTCCTTACAAAACCTTGGGTTTTTTGGCAACCCTTCAATTTGCCCCTTGTTGTTTACCAACTTGGTTATGTGTACTAATTCCTGTTTCATATTCTTTTACTTTTAATTGTGCCTCTTGTTTGGTGTCATACAATCCACGCCTTAACCCCTTATACCATACCGCAAAATACCATCTATCACACCAATACGATTTTGTTATAATTGGTTTCTCCATTCTATTGGTAGGTATCCCAAATGTAATTTAGGTGGTTAATCATTTCTTGCCATGCCTTGGGATTGCAATGGCAGGGATGGTATATCTTTTTACGCTGAAATAAACGGGTGTACATCTGTGCAATGTGATTGGTTTCATCAGGCATAATTTCGGTGCTATTTTTATCCCTGAACGCAGTCCACCAATTGTATTCTTCCTCTGTCATACATAGGGGTTGCCTCCGTGGGAATAATGCATTTAACTTATTCTTACGCTCATCGCATCCGCAGTCCTCACCTGCTACAAATTTTACTACCTCTTTAATCCCAGTCGCTTCCGTGAACTTCTCCACCGAATCCCCCAATCCTTGCGATGGTTTCTTCGTCTGCTTTCTGTTGTATGTATTGCTCATATAATTCTTTTGAATGGTTTTTAATGTGTTGTTTGGCGTTTTTCAAGGTGTTATAAACCGATGTAACTGTTATCCCTGTACGCTTTTCAATTTGCCGTAAACTATGCCCATAGACAAAATACAATTCCAAAATCATTTGGTCATATTCATGCATCGTATCTATTACCTCCTTAATCCGTTGCATTAATTGTTGGTATCGGTATTCGGATTCTTCGGGGGATTCTATTGGGTTAAATTGTGCTTCGTGATCATATACCTTATTTTCGGCACGATATACGTTAATAACTGCTGATTGTAGAATTTTAAAAATGTAAAATGTATTCACACCACCCGTTGCGGTTTCTAATCGTTGCAATGAACCCTCTGTTTCCTGTATTTCCGCTAATTTTAAATACATATTTTGAACACAATCGTCAATATCCCCCCACCTTGCACCAAGGTAATTAGCCATTTTTCTCCATTTGACATCATCACGGGATATAATTTCAAGGGTTAACACCTTTTTTGATTTTGCAAAATAACAAATAAATTGATATTTTTTTAAAATAGTTTTACTTGTTTCAAATATGGCTCAACTCTTTTATTGGCTATTTTGCAATATTCCACACTTATCTCACTCCCTATAAAATTGCGATTATAAATTTTTGCCATTTTAGCCGTTGTCCCACTTCCCATAAATGGGTCATAAACAATTTCATTCTCATTTGTCCAAGTCATTATATGGTCTGCCACTAATTTTTCGGGAAAAATTGCGGGATGTTTAAATGCATCATCATCCGTGGTACTTTGCCCTTTGCCCGTTGCGTATTCCCAAATATTAAATCGGTATCCATATTCTTGAACATTGATTTTTTCTCGTTGTTTAATATCACCATTTTTCAATCTCTCCGATGTTTTCCCCCATGATTGACTTCCACCCCATTTGTTTTTTCTATCCTTTAACAAATTAGCCGTTTTGGGAATATCCTTGCTAAAAATAAACATATACTCAAAATTCTGCGAATATCTTTTATCCCCAGTTGCTGCTGGAAAGGATGGTGTCTTTTGATAAATCATGGTGTCCCATAATTTAAAACCGCATTCAATAAAATATAATGCTTGTTTAAAACTTGTCCCTGTTTCACTTCCATCAATAACCGCATCCCCAACAATCCAAACTACAACCCCACCAATTTTAATCTTATTGTATAAAAGTTTAATTATTGGTTTCCATATCTCATCACTCCAATTTTTGTCAATATCATTTTTATACGCCCTTAAATTATCATAAGGGGGTGATGTTATAACGCAATCAATAAACTCATCACTCATTTTTTGTAATGTATCAATTGCACTTTCGTTATAAATAGTATTTACATTCATTTCAAATATTCGGTTATCGTTGTAATAAATTCCTCAAAAGATTTCACGATACAATACTTATATCCGAATTGCTCTGCCTTAGTTTGGAATATCTTTTGGTTTTCGTTCTGTCTGCCTTTATCGGTCTTTAACTCAATCCATAATCCGTGGTATCCGTGATGTGGGTACATTAAAAATAAATCGGCTACACCTGACATCTGTCCCTCCGCTTTCATTATCTTGGCAGTTATGGCACTACGCTTACCACCATTAGGGATTGAAAATAATACCATATCGGGGTGTTCGTATCTGAACCACTTAACACAATGAATTTGGAGGGAAGATTCTAAATGCCTCATTTTTTGTAATATCTAACCAAGCTTCTAATTAAATCAATTAATAAGTACAGGAATACGAATACAACAAACCCACCCAGTACGAAAATTAAGAGGTAGTCCAACATAAATTTAAGGATTGTCATTGTTCAATTCTTTAATGTGTTTAAAAATCTTGTCCAATAATTCTAATAGATACTTTTGATTGTAATAGATTAAATTGGAATTAGTGTCGGTTTTAGTTTCGCCATCCTCGATGACAACTTCGGTGTTTTTGTGTTTAACGATTATTTTCATAATAAAATCTCCTTAATTCTGTTAATCTCATACAATATTTCCTCCCGTGTAATTTCGGGATGTGCATTGATAATATCGGTTAATATTCCAAGATACTTAATTACCTGCATCTCATCATCCATTGCATATCGGTTGGCATGATCAATAATTTCCTGTGCATCAATAAAACAGGATGATTCAGGGCTACACGATTGTATTTCTTGAACCCAATCAATTAATGTGTGTATTGCAGTCATTGTTATACCTCCCATGTTCTTACTTCCTCCCTAACTTCCGTTTCCTTGCGTTGGCGTTTTTCCCATAAATACCCACGCAATTCAGGGTAATCCTGTTGTAACTTTCGTGATGCCCGTGTAATTACCTCCAATTTACCCAAGTTACCAGCGGCAAGATGGTTTAAAAATTCCT